TGCTGTGACTTCCTGTTGACGCACCGACGCCAAGTCACGCGTACGCGCGCCTGCATCTGCATAACCTTCGTGCATCGCGGCGACATCAGGTTGATTCGGGAAGTTGCGAAGATCGCTCAGCATGAGCTTAAATTCAGCGAAAGTAACGTCTTCTGCGATAAACTCCGCTGCTTGCAGCGTTTCGTAGACCGCTTGTATCGGAAGGATACCCTCTTGATACAGCAACGCTACCGCGCGCAGTTCTCTAGCCGCAATATTCAGTGCCTTAAAGTCTTGATTCAGACGAACTCTAATATCTTTGGAGGACTTACGCTGCCAATCCAAATACCACGTCATGACTTGTGTCAGCGCAAGACCAAGAGATTCAGTAATATTCAGCAGAATTGACATCTCGTTCGCTTGCTTCATAGCAAAGATATTGTCAGATTCAGCTGTAGCCTGTGGGCGGATTCCCATTATCCGCCCGCCAAGCTGTGCAATATGCTCTTCTTTCTCCATGAGACTGTCTGTCAAAGACTTTAGACCTGTCCCATAATATTCAAGCACGCCGGGTTTACCTTCACCAGCAACTTCCCAAACGACCGAAGGACCGACGTGGTAATCGCCTGTTTCTTGTCCCGGAGCGATAGGAACGTAGTACACTGGCAAAGCTGTGTAGTAACGTCCATGCTCAAGCTGGGCAGAGGTCCGATAGTGCGCCATGTTGAGTGTGGTGATATCGTATACCGGGCTTTTTTGTACATCCGGTGTTGGCGAGAACGGTCCCACAATTACCATAGGGATGAAGTCAAACGCCTGCCCATTACGAGTCGGCGTCACTTCATCGTATTCTTTTCCGAGGAAAGTTGGAGAATTTTCCCCTGGGGAGAAATTATACAACCGTTGCTTGTAAACACCGTTCTCTAGGAGGAGGAGACGGTATCGCGCGCGTAAGCCACTCGTACTCGGCCCATAGCTATTCTGAGGCACTGTACTATCATCCAGGCGAGGAACTTCACTGACAATTTCGCGTAGAAGAACATATGACAAAACCTCCCTGCCATTTACGATAGTTGTCTGCCAAGATAGAATATTCTCAGCAACATACTCGGTCATGTATACCTTCCCCCCGGAAGACATATCAACGAGTATCCCTACGCGCCCAACAGCGCAGATTTCATAAGCAAGCTTTTTGGCGAAGAGATTGAGGTCCAAATTGCTTACCGTAACACCAAAAAGCTCTTTTTTATCGATGTTATCCACTTTAAGTGGACGACGAAAGATCGTTCCTACCAGTCCCAGAACAGTCCTAGACACCATATTAACGAATGATGCGCGCTCTTTGTACGTATCGTAAGACGTACCATATTCCACATCGAGGGCTGGAAGATAGTCAGTACCTTTTTCTTTTACGCGCCTCTCTCCTGCCAAGGAGTCGCGAATCATCATCCACTCGCTGTGGTAATATTTATAATCGGTATGCAGGAACGAATTCAATTCGGATTGAGCCTGCAACGCTTCCAATGAATTACTGATTCTTATCGCCATTGGGTATAGTTAATGCTGTTGGTTAATATTTCAAGGGGTCCAAACAAGTTGGACCCCTTGCAATCGTAACATCTTACTTTTTACGGCTTGCTGAGATTGCTGCACGCTCTTTAGAGGTTTCTTCCTCCGCTGTCACCGCAGCAACGGGCTCCGGTTGTGCAGGATTATCCAACCAATCAGCGATTTCGAAGCGCGGCTTAAAGTTCTTATAGCCGCCCCACTCGAAGGATTGCGCACCCAGCGCGATTACAGGCGTTTGCTCCTGAATATCATGCATAGATGTCTGGTCCATCACTTCTGCGAGAAGCCTTTCAAACTCACGCCGGGCAGATTCAGCGCTAAGTTTAAGAATAAACTGTTTCCCGCCCTTACCGTCTGCGTCTGGAAGGGTCCGCAAAAACAGTGTATACTGCTTTGACCAACCCTCTCGCTTATTCTTGTCATCTGAGTACGGACCATGGTCCGTCAGAGAATCTACAGGAGGAAGCGCGTCAAAGAGAGAGACATCCACGCTATCTACTGGCTTATTTTCTTTCCAACAAGCATATCCTTGCTTGGATTCAAATAGGTTCAGTAGAACTTTCGTGCCCTTAGGGAGGTCCAGTTCGTCGTCCCCCGTACCGTAGGCGTAACGCCCCATTCGTCCGTCGAAACGGAGGAAATTCGCGTTACTAGAAGCTGACATATCCACAGTTCCCTGGAGACGAGCCAGCAACTCAGCCTTAGACATCGTGCGAAGTTGATTGGGGGCAGCAACGGTTAGATTAGTAGCCATTTTAGGCATCCTTTTGTTGTCGATACGTTGAAACGTTGAAATGTCAGTCGTTTCATTTAAGAATTAACCTTAACGACGTGTTAAACCGAAGTCAAGCATTAATTTTAATGAGAAAGGTTAATGATACGTCAGCCTTCTCTAAAATAAATAGGTGCAGAAGTGCGACAGCCATCATTAACCTTTCTATATACAATATAAGAACATTTTTTGATTAAGTCAACCATATCGACAGAGACGATTTATTTTATTCCCCGCATCTATGGAGGTTTTCTGCGTCGTTCTGAGTACGCTCTCTAACCCTTCGATCGATCGGTCTGCCTCTAGTAGAACGGCTTCATGCGTCCAATGAACAGTCTCTTTCATGAGCGCCGCACGTGCGAATCCGCTAGAACTAAGATGGATAATCTCAATATTACCGCGAAAACCCCGGTCCCGTAGCGCATCGCGCAGGTTTCGTTCGTCCCTCTCAGACGCCACAATAACTGCTTCACCCTCGCGAAGATTGTTAATCATCATCTCTGTGCGGCCTGTGCCGCGAGAATGTTCTTCATGAAGTCGCAGAGCTACGCGGAGTACAGCGACATAGCCGTAAGGGTCTGTCATCATTCTTCGTATTTAACCCGTAGGACAAAATACGGATTACCTTCTGTTGTGTAATCGTTCAGATCAATGTCCAACTCTTCTTCAAGGCGTGCTTTATCAAGGCTCTTTCTCCCTGCATTCTGCGACAGAGAGCCGTACCAACCTTCCCCGCCAATCCGCGTAGTGTCTCCACCTATAATCATCTCTTTGAGGGTGAATTCGGCTTCTTCTTTCTTTTTAGTAAGTTCTTTTACTTCGGCGCGCAATTTTGCTACCGATTTCACGGTTTCACGGAATTCTTCCAGTTTCTTTTCAGAAAATTCTATGGGTTTCCGTACTTTCCCGGGATACCGCTCTGCTTCGACTTTGGCGCACGCGTCCACATATTTGCAGTATTGACAGTCATTGCGGAGTTTCCCCTCAGGAGGGAAATCTTTGGCGGATTTAGCGGGATCAAAAACAGATTCCGCGCGCGCCTTTGCACGTTGATAAATTCTATCATCGTACTTGACAGGAGCCACACGAATGTCTTTGAGGTTTGACGAGCTAATGTAAATAACAGCAACGTAGTCAGGCTGGTAGTTCGTCTTTCGGCGCATGAGCCCCATTTGGACGTGTCCTTGTCCTTCATGGCGCGGCTTCGCTTGGTAATAGGTAGCCTCTACGCTGGGGTCAATGAGAGAAGGCGCTTTGTACTTTTTGGGAGCGGCAAACTCTCCGCCGAAAGATTTGATTTCAGCGTTTATGATTCCAGTGGGGCCGATATCTTCCACACCGTAGTCTAGTAGTGCTGTCGACTCCAACCCTGTGACTGTCCCGTCTGGTGTTGCAGATAGACGACCGTCTACAAAAGTCTTCTGCTCCGTGCCCATGTAAAAACAGTTATCTTCTCCGAACATAGCGCGGAGGCATGGAACAGCGAATTCATTTTCGATAAGGTTGCCACGTTCGGTGTGTCCCCATTCCGTGTCCACCTCTTCAGGCTCTTCTGCGCGTTCTGGCTCTCTTTTATCGAAATACGCCGCGCGCAAACAGCCAAAAACCTCAGAAGCGCCGACCGTAGTGCTCCTGTCGTGTGCCCACACTTTTTGATGCTGCGCGACGGCTTCACTGAAACCTTCTTTGAAATTAATTTTTTTCCTACTCACGACGTAATTCCTACCGCTATGACCGTTATATCAGGCACAAATACGCCTTATGACCGAAGTATCGGTCATAAGGCTTACCTTTTTATGAATTTCGAAACCACCACCAAGGTGATTTTTTTGTGTCGGGCGCAACAACGTCGGTTGAAACCTCCGGCTGTTTTGGTATCT